ATGCCCGAACTGGCCGCCACGGGCACGCGGCGCAGCGCCTATAGCCGCAGGCTGGCCGACGAGATCTGCCTGCGCCTGGCTGATGGGCAGAGCCTGCGCGCCATCTGTGCTGATCCGGCGCTGCCACACCGCGCCACCATATTGCGCTGGCTGCGCGATAACCCGGCTTTTCGTGCGCTCTATGATACCGCACGCGAAGCCGCGGCCGACACGCTGGCCGAAGAGATCATAGCCATTGCCGACCGCGCCACGGGCCGCGAGGATGTACCAGCCATAAAACTGCGCATGGAGGCCCGCATGTGGGTTGCAACGCGCCTGCGTCCACCAGCTTCCGCCACGCGGGGCGAGGGGGCAGGCAGCATTTCCATTACCATCACCACTGATGACGCAGCCCTTTAGCCTCACGCCCGACCAGCATGCCGCCAACCGGCTACTGGGGGGTGCGGCCACCCACATCCTGCTGCGGGGCGGGGCGCGTTCGGGCAAGACATTCGTGCTGGTACGCGCGCTGGTTATTCGGGCACTCCGGGCGACGGGCACGCGGCATGGCATATTTCGCCACAGGTTCAACGCTTTGCGGGCCACCATTGTGGTCGACACGTTTCCCACCGTCATGCGCCGGTGCTTTCCCTCCGTGCCGTGGCAACTTTCGCGCACCGACTGGAGCGTGACACTGCCCAATGGCTCCCTCATCATGTTTGGCGGGCTGGATGACGAGGAACGGACTGAAAAGATACTGGGGCTGGAATTCGCCACCGTCTACCTTAACGAAGCAAGCCAGGTCGCTTATGGCGCGCGCAACATGCTGCTCACAAGGCTGGCGCAGAAATCGCCCCTGGCGCTGAAGGAATATATCGATGCCAACCCCCCAACCACCGCGCACTGGCTTTACCGCGTGTTTGAATCCGGTATCGAGCCTTCATCGGGCCAGCCTTTGCCAGACCCCGCGTGCTACGCCACCATGCAGCTCAACCCGGAGGGCAACCGGGCCAATCTCTCGGCGGAATATCTAGCCCAGCTCGCGGCCCTGCCGGAGCGTGAACGCAGGCGCTTCGTGCAGGGAGAATACCAGCAGGCTGTCGATGGCGCTTTGTGGCACCTGGAGGATTTTCGCCGCGCCGCTGCAATAACACCCGCAACCCGCCGCCATGTGGGCACGCAGATGCGGCGCATCGTGGTGGCGGTTGACCCGTCAGGCTGCGCCGGGCCGGAAGATACCCGCTCCGATGAAATCGGCATCATCGTGTGCGGGGTGGATGGCGCAGGGTGTGGCCATGTACTGGCCGACCTGTCGCGGCGCGATACGCCTGCGGGCTGGGCGCGAACCGCGCTGCAGGCCCAGTCGGACTGGGCTGCCGAGCGCATCGTGGCCGAACACAATTTTGGTGGCGCCCTGGTTGAGGCCACGCTGCGCGGGCTGAACCCGAATGCCGCCCTGCGCATGGTCACCGCCAGCCGGGGCAAGGCGGCACGGGCCGAGCCGGTGGCGGCGTTATATGAACAGGGCCGCGTGACCCATCATGGCATCTACCCGGAACTTGAGGAACAGCTCTGTCAGTTTTCAGCAGGTGGCTATCACGGCCCGCATTCACCAGACCGGGCGGATGCACTGGTCTGGGCGCTGACCGACCTCATGCTGTCCGCGCCGCCCGCCGCTCCCGCGCGCTGGGCGCCCACGCGTTTCAACATCGGTCGTTAACATCATACATTCCTGAATACTTTCTGGAATAGTCTTTATACCTTTTGGCAATCCACTCTTTACTGCCTGAATAATGTTTCTGCTCCGCTCATGGGCAGACATGACAGTGCAGGTTCACCCTATGCCGGAGATAACCCGCTCATGGACTGGCAGGAACTCAAGCGAACATACCCCCGTGACCCGGACCTGCCCGCGCGGGCCCATGCCCTTGCAGCCCTCGCGCGCGTGCTCGAGGGCACGCAGTATGATGCCATACCCAACCCCTTTGGCACCGAATATAACGGGGCAGGGGAATACATACCGCTTGGCCAGCGCCGCCCGTCGGTGCGCACCAATATGTGCCGCGCGGTGGTGGATGATGCGGTCTCGCTCCTGTTTGGCGCCAGCCACTGGCCCGCCACGGTTGCCACCGATCCCGCGCTGCCCGGTATTCTGGCGCAATTCGGGGCCGAAACCGCGTTGCCAGCCCTCATGCTCGATGCCGCCACGCGTGGGGCCACCGGATCGGTTGCCGTGCTGCTTGAGGCCGTGGCCCGCCGCCTGCGCGTGCAGGTGCATGATACCCGTTACCTCACCCCTCAATGGGATGGCGCGGGCGCGCTTGCCACGGTAACCGAGTGCTTCAAGGTGACGGGGGCTATGCTGGCAACCCAAGGCTGGCCCATCGCCGCAGATGATGCCACCACCATTTTCTGGTGGCTGCGCGTGTGGGACCGGGCGGACTGCCACGTTTATGTGCCCCAGCGCGTGGATGCCGGCCTGCCCACCCGCCTTGATGGCACGCGCAGCACGCATCACGGCCTTGGCTTCGTGCCGTGGGTGTGGATGGCCAATCTGGCCGCACCGGGCACGGTGGATGGCCCCTGCACCTTTGCCCCGGCCATCGATACGGTCATCGAGTGCGATTACCTGCTCTCGCAATCCGGGCGGGGGCTTAAATACAGTGCGGACCCAAGGCTTGTCATCCGCGCGGGGCCAGACCCTTATGCCGATGGCACGCCCGCCAGTACAGGCGGCGCATCAGCCGCCCTGACCCTGCCGCTTGATGGCGATGCCAAGCTGCTCGAAATCAACGGTGATGCCGCAGGGGCCATGCGCGACCATTACCGTGAACTGCGTGCCAGCGTGATGGAGCAGATCCATGGCAACCGCGCGCAGGCCGATCGCCTTGCCGCCCCCACATCGGGCCGGGCGATGGAAATGCTCTATCAGCCCCTTTTGTGGCTTGTGGACCGCATGCGTCTTTCATACGGCGAATACGGGTTGCTGGCGCTGTACCGCATGGTGTGTGCGTTTTCGCATGTGTTGGAAGGCGGCGTGCATATTGGCGGGCAGGATTATGCCCGGCTCGATGCAACGGGGCTTGCACTGCAATGGCCGCCCTATTTTGCCGATACGGAAGCCGAGCTGGCGCAACTGGCCCAGGGACTTGGCGCTGCGGTGCAGGGGGGCTTCCTGTCGCGGCAGACGGCCTGCGTGCTCTTTGCCACCCGGGCGGGTGGTCCGGCCCCGCATGCCGAATGGGCGCGGCTGAACACAGCCGACCCGACCTGATTTTTTTTCGTTGATGGAGAGATATGATGACCCGTGCAAGCGTGCCCCAGACCCCCGACCCTGAAACCCTGCACCGCGAGATGGAAACCCTGCGCGCCGAGCGTGACGCGGCGGTGAATGCCCGCACGACGCTGGAGGGCGACCTTGCCCGCGCTACCGAGCAGGTCAGCACGGCCCGCGCCCGCGCGGACCGCGCCATCATCCGCGCCGAGGCCCGTGCCCTTGCCGCCCGCATGGGGGCGGTGGAACCTGCCGATGTGGTCCGCCTTGTTGACCTGAGCGCTGTAACGCTCGGCGAAGATGGCGCCCCCCAGGGACTGGACACGATCATGACCGCCGCGCGTGAAAGCCGGGCTTACCTGTTCGCATCGCCGCAGGCGGCATCGGGCGCTGCGCGCGGCACCACTGCCGCAGGCCCCGCACCCCGCGCGGGCGATCCGGCCCCGTTCGATGCCCGCACGGCGGGAACGCGCGATGTAAAGGCCGCAGCCATGGCGGCGGGACTGCGCTGGCCGGTGGCGAATTAGGGCATGAGCCGACAGGCTGCAAAAGAGTTTATGGCCTGGAGGTGAAAATAGAGTTTAAGATGAATGCAGGATCTTTGCATTAAGATTGTATTTTATCACATTAAATATTAAAAAATAAATACATAAAATAATATGCAAATTTTAGGGGACAAAAATGAGTGTGATAAAAAAGGGCATTATCAGGTCCGGAGAATATAACGGATGGAAAGTAGAGGTTGATTTTGATGAATTAGATACGAAGGGATATTACATATACATAATAAAATCATCCACCGAGGGGTATGATTATTGGTGTAAGGAAATGGCAGAAGTAATTAATGAATTGGAGGGATGGAATGTGAAATGGGAATAAATACGCCAATATCGTACCCAGATTGAAGGTATGTATTGTATCAGGAAGGCAAAACTTATATTTTTCTTCCCCATTGCAGTCAGAATAGCCAATTATTCATGATCTGGAGCAGGGCGCACACTGGTAACGTGTAATACCAGATGCGCCCTGACATGGCAATTCACTTCTAGTCTACTTGAAATGTAGGTAAGATACTGAAATTATACTGCTTCTTACTGTCTTTCCATATAATTATTGTTCATTATTTTATAAAAATACACTTGAGATAATAATCCAAAATTATAACGCCTGTTACCTGTTCCGCCCACGGTCAAGGCCGCCTGCGGAACAGGCAAGGGGCGCATGATCACTCAAATACATCATGATCGCACACCGTGCGCCACGGCCCCTTAATCACCCACCCCGGCCATAAATGGCACCTCGCTGCCATAGCCCGTTACCCGCCGCCACTGCATTGCGCATGGCGGCTTTTTTCGTTTTTTCAAGGAAATGAAATTCATGGCCATTGCCAATTTCCCCGCTGCCCTCCAGCCTGTCATCCAGCAGGGGTTCCTGTCGCGTGCGTTCCAGGATGCGTTGCAGTCGCGCCTGGGTTTCCGTTCCATTGCCGACCAGATGGAATTCCCCGCCCGCATCGGCCAGACCATTACCGATACCCGCGCAGGCCTGCTGCCGCCTGCCACCACGCCGCTCAACCCTGCCGCCAATACCAGCTTTGACAATGGCATGACGCCCGCCGAATGGTCGGTTGAGCAGTATACGCTCACCATCAACCAGTACGGCAACACCATGGACCTCAACCAGGTGACCGAAGGCGTGGGCATTGCCAACCAGTTCCTCGCCAACGCCTCGCGCCTTGGCATCAACGCCCGCCAGACACTCGACCGCCTGGCGCGCAACACGCTTTTTGGCGGGGCGCAGAACGGCGTTGGCGGCTACCTTGGCGGCAATACGCGCGTGAGCGTAACGCTCGGGGCTGCTGGCAGCACGGTTGCGGTGGATGACATTCGCGGGTTCCAGAATATCCTTTCCGCTGAAGGGCAGGTGGTCTCGGTGGGCGCATCCGCCGGCATGACCGTTACCATCGGGGCAGGGTCTTACACGCTGGTGGGCACGACTGCGGATGCCGTCAATACCTCCACCGGACCGGATGGCATTTCGGGCACGCTGACGCTCTCGGCATCGGTCAAGGTGGCCGATGGCACGGCAGGCAATCCGGTCATGGCGGCCACCGCGCCGCTGGTGCTGCGCCCCAATGCACGGGCCACCACGGCGGCACTCGCGGCGGGCGACCTGCTGACGGTCCAGTCCATTCTGGGCGCACTGGCCACCCTGCGCGACAACAACGTGCCCACGCCCGACGGCGGGGTGTATCACTGCTACCTGGACAATGCCCAGTTGCTGGGCCTGTTCCGTGATGAAGACTTCAAGCTGCTCTATCGCGGTCAGTATGGCTCCGATACCTACCAGAGTGGCCAGATCTTTGACCTGCTTGGCGTGCGCTTCATCCCCACTACCGAGGCCCCGCAGCAGGCATCGCTCGGCGCGGGCGCCATCCATCGTGCCATCATCTGCGGGCAGGGCGCGCTGATCGAGGGGGATTACGCCAATATCGGCACCCATTACGCGCCGCTGCTTGATGGCGGCGAACTGACGGATGTGGAGGGCGTGTGCATGATCACCCGCCCCGCACTCGACCGCCTGGCGCAGATCATCGCGCAGTCGTGGTCGTGGATTGGCGGTTTCGCGCTGCCAACCGACCTGACCGCTGACACCTCGGTCATACCCACTGCCACCAACAGCTACCTCAAGCGCGGCGTGGTGATCGAGAGCCTCGGCGCGGGCGCCTGAGCCTTTGGTCCGCGCGGCACCCTTATAGGGCTGCCGCGCGGGCCATCACACCGCCAGCCACACCATGCACGAAAGGCAGGCATGACAGACATGACGGGAACAGCCAGTACCACGGACACCACCACAACGCCCGATACAGACGCAACCGGGGCAGGCACGGCGGCTGGTACCGCTACCACCAGCCAAAATGCCGTTGCCTGCTCGGACCAAACTCAGGCAGCCGCCATCATCACCGCTGCCACCATGCCCGATACCCCCCTGACCGACACCGAACTGGCGCAGGCCCGGCGCTACATGGGCTATCCCGCCATGGGGAATGCCGATAGCGGCATGCAGTCGTGGCGGTTTTTTCGGGTTTATGGCTTCAACGAATGGCGGCTGGGTCATCTCTCTCCCGCCGAATGCGCCCAGGCCCGCGCCTTTGTCGCGCAATGCCAGATGCTGGAAAGCGCGGTGATGGCGGCAGGCAGCAACCTTGATACAGACCGCGCGGCGGTCTGGACACGCAACCGCACGGAAGTGACGGACCGCTTTACGCTGTACACGCGCTGGCGCGTGCAGTTGTGCAACTTCATGGGCGTGCCGCCGGGACCGGGACTGCGCGCCGTGGGGGAGATCATCATCTGATGGACCTCAACGCCCTGTGCCGCCTGACCACGCGCGGCTTCGCGCGCGCAGCGGCCCGTATTGGCGCTGCAACCGTGCAGTATCGGCCCGGCAGTGCGCTTGCGCCCTGTGCAAGCGCTTATGCCCAGGGCCGGGCCGCTTTCAGCAATGACCGGGCCTTCGGCTTTGCGGGGCCTGCGTTGTGGGATGTGCCTTTTGTCTATGCCCTGACAGACCTGCCGGACCTGCGGGCAGGTGATATCCTGACCTGCGGGGCAGAGACCTATTTCATCGCCCGCGCGGAGCCCTTCCGGCCACCTTTATGCGTGTTGTGCAATGCAACCGTCACGCTGACCGCCACCGGGGCTGTGCAGAGTGATGCGGCCAGTCCGGGAGGCTATGCCACATCAGGCGATGCAGCCGCACAGGTCACGCTTGCCACCGGCTGGCCTGCCATGATCCGGCCGGGCAGCGGGGCAGGTGTGCCGGGACCTGCCCAGCCCGGTGCCATCCGCACGGGCGGGTTCGAGATGTTCCTGCCCGCCATTATGGGCGTGAGTCTTCAGGCGGCCATGTGGGTCCACGATGGGAGTAGCCCGCGCTACACCATCGGGACCGCGCGCAGCAGCCCGTGGGGCGTGCGCTGCCAGATGGCCCAGCAGCAGGTCTGAGGTTCTTTTTACCAGCCATAACAGGAAGCGCCATGACATGGCCGATATCGCCACCATTTCCACCGCCATTGCAGACGCCCTTGCCGCGGCACTCTGCCCGGACGGGAGCAGTGCCAGCAGTTGCACGGGCCGCCCCGTCATCATCCGTCGCGGCGGCCTGACACAGGCGGATCTGGGCAATGCCCTGCATACCTTGCAAGAAGGCTGCGACTTCATCAGCATTGCCGACACGCCCGAAAGCTGGACCCGCCTTGATGAACCGCTCGGCCGCCCCTGGCAGATGGACAGCACGCAGGCCGCCACCATCAGCATAAATATTACGGGTGGCACGGCAACACTCAGCCTTGTGCCCGACACGGTGCCCGGTGGTGTTGTCGGGCTACGGATACAGGGGCTTGCGGGCATCGTGGGTAGCGGGTGCTGCCTGTACAGGGCGCAATCGGGTGATACGGTGGCCAGTATCGCGGCGAGCCTTGCCGCGATGGTGTCGGGCGCCGTGGCGCAGGAGGGAGCGATCACGCTGCCCGCCGGCATCACGGCACAGGCCATCAACGCGGCCACGGCCACGGCCACGGCGCGATGCGTGGCGCGCAGGCAGCAGCAGATGTTCATGCTCACCGCCTGGTCAGCCAGTCCGGCCGCGCGGGATGCGCTGGGGCAGGCCCTGGCCGATGCGCTGGCCCTGACCGACTGGCTGGTGGATGCCAATGGCTCCGCCTTCCGCATCGAGGCACGGGTGGCGAGCAATGATGATACCGCAATGAACCGAGGCATCTTTGCCCGTCCCGCCCATTATCTCGTCACCTTCGATACCGATCTGACGCAGTCAGTGCCGCTCATGCTGGCCGGTGGCATCGCAGCCGCCGGAGGCGTGGTTGCAGGCGATGTGCTGCTGGGCGCACCGGCAGAGTCCTGAACGGCCCGCATGGCGCACAGCCCGATAACCCCGCCCCATTCTTGAACCGTTTCTTCACGCGGCATGCCGCGCAACAGGGAAAACGCATAAAATGACCATCTATCAGTCCGGGCAGCTTAACACCAACAGCCTGAGCGTGCCGGATCTGTACGTGCAGATCCTCAAACCGCAGACCCTGGCGCTCAACGGCGTGGCAACCGGGCGGATCGGCCTGGTGGGCACGGCAGGGTGGGGGCCGGTAGCGTCACCGGTCATCATCGGCAGCATGGGTGACTGCCTGAGCGCGTTCGGCCCCAAGCAGGCGCAGGCGAACGATATCGGCACGGCGGTGAACATTGCCGTCGTGCAGGGCGCATCCGACTTTCGCTGCGTGCGGGTGAGCGATGGCACCGATGTGGCGGCCACGGGCACGCTGGCGGGCGTAACCCTGACCGCCATCCATACGGGCAGCGCGGGCAACGCCCTTGTGGCGACACTGGCGCAGGACCCCATCATCACCACGCATTACACGCTTACGGTCAGTCACGCAGTGCTGGGCACCCGCACCTATCGCGGCGCGACATGGCCGGTTCTTGCCGCCGCCATTGCAGCCGATGGCACGGCGCTTGTGCGCGTAACCGTGCCGACGACGGTGCCTGCGCCTGAAGCGGGTTCGGCAACACTTGCCGGGGGCAGCGATGGCGGCGTGCCCACGACCGCGCAATTCCTGGGCATGGATGGCACGAGCCGCACCGGCATGTATGCCCTGCGCGGGCAGGGCTGTGCGATCGGGCTGCTGCATGGCGTGGTGGATGACACGTCATGGACCACGCAGGCCGCTTTTGGCCTGGGCGAAGGCATGTACATGATTGCCTGCGGCCCGGCAGGCGACAATATTGCCAATGCAGTGGCCATGAAAAATGCCGCGGGGCTGGACAGCTATGCCGTAAAGCTGATGTTTGGTGACTGGCTGTGGTGGGATGATGACACCAATGGCGACATGCTGGTGCCGCCGCAGGCGTTTGCTGCGGGCATCCTTGGCGGCCTCTCACCCGAGCAGTCGAGCCTGAACAAGGAACTGTACGGCGTGATTGGCAGCCAGAAGGCAGGGCTGGCCAGTAGCGGGCAGGCCGCGACCTATTCCGGCGCAGAACTGTCGGCGCTGTTTACGGCGGGCATCGACGTGATCTGCAACCCGGCACCCGGCGGCAGCTACTGGGCGGTGCGCGGCGGCATCAATACCGCATCCGATGACGTGACGGATGATGATACCTATACGCGCCTGACCAACTACATTGCCGAAACACTCAATGCGGGCATGGGCGCGTTCGTGGGGGCCGTCATCTGCGCCACGCTGTATGGCGACATCCGCGCCGTGCTGCTGGGCACGCTGTCGAACATGGTGGGTAGCGGCATACTGGGGGCAAGCACGGATTACGCCGTGCTGTGCGACACGAGCAATAACCCCCAGTCGCGCACGGCGCTGGGTTACGTGCGCGCTGACGTGCAGGTGCGCTATCAGGGGATTAACCGTTTCTTCGTGGTAAACCTGCAGGGTGGGGCGAGTGTTACGGTCAGCACCGCAACAGCAGCGGCCTGATCTCTAACCCAAAAAACAGAAGAAAGTTTTTGGTGAAGCTTTTTTCAAAAAGCTTCAGAAGAATACCTTACCCAGAAACTGTTATTTTCTAAACCGCCTCCATAATCGCGCAATACTTCACAAGCCACCTTCCATGGTGGCTTTTTTCATGGAGCCATGAATGTCCCTCAAACCCTTCAATATCGGCCGCGACTGCCGCGTGGTGCTGGTCTATAACGGCAGCCGCATCGACCTGCCCACGGTCACAGGCTTCAATGCAGCCCAGCGCACCCATCAGCTGGAATCAAATCCGCTGAACGACATGCCCCTGTTCTATGACGTGCCCGGTGGCTGGGGTGGCCAGTTTTCCTTCCAGCGTGATGGTTCGGGGGCTGATGACCTGTTTGCCGCGATCGAGAGCGGGTTCTGGTCAGCCGGTACGGTCATTCTGGGCAGCATCTACCAGTATGTGACCGAATGCGATGGTTCGCTGAGCACGTACGAATTCATCGGCGCTTCCCTCAAACTGTCGGATGCGGGGCGCTACCAGTCCGAAACGCTGGTCACGCAGACCATCACGTTCACGGCCCGCGCCCGCAACCGCATTTCCTGATCTCCCAACCGGAAGACGCCGACATGACGGAAAAAACCGTAAAGACCCCTGATGGCCGCACCCTGACCTACCGCGAGCGCGGGCCGGGCGATGTGCTCGCCCTGCTTGAGTTCGGGCCGGATACGCCTTCAACCGCGTGGCTGGAATACGCGCTCATGGTCAGTTCGGTCGAGGCGATCGACGGTGTGCCCGTCATCCGCCCGCAAACGCGCGTGCAGCTTGAGCAGCTTGCCAACCAGATCGGTAATGACGGCATTGAGGTGCTCAGCACGGCCCTGTTTGGCCCCGATGCACAGGCCACCGCCGATACGGAGGCCCAAGCCGCAAAAAACTGAGCCGGCACCCCGTGCTGATCGAAGTGGCGGCGTTAGTCGGGCACGGGGTGCCGTGGGATGTGGCCATGGCCATGCCGCGCGTGCGGCGCATGGCCTTTCTGGTCGCCTTCGGGGAACTTGCAGGCGGTCGCTATGACTGGAGCATGCAACAATGGGAGTATCCTGATGGCTGAATCCTGTCAGGCCACGACACGCCTGGTCATGCGGCTTCAGGCTGCGGGGGCCGCTGGCCTGTCCGCGCCGGTTGCACGCCTGCCGGGGCGACGCGGGCACCCGGCAGGTGCCATGGCAAGACTGGCTGCGGCGGTGGGACGGCTGGGGCAGGCTACCACCCGCCCTGTCATGGCGGCCCGCTTTCGCCTGCCTGAACGCCGCCATAAGGGTCTGGCGCAGGTCTCGACCGGGTCGGGGGAAGCGCGCGACACGCGGGCAATACAGCCGGGTCAGCCCGTCGGCCACCGTGCCCGTGGCTGGTTCCGCCAGGGTAAAAAAGGAGAATCATACAGGCGCGGCGCAGGGTCAGCAGTCACGAATAACCCTGCACCCGCCTTGGACAGGAACGGGCGGGATGGCACAATGCGTACGCGTGTGCCCTATGACCCACGCATGGTGTCACGCCTGACATGCCTGAAGCGCCTGCCAACGGGCACTACATCGAACGCCCGCCCGGACCCGGTGGCCTTTGCCGGAGCTACGCAGCAGCGGGGCAGGCTCATGAGCCGCGCCATGCCTGCGCCACGCAGGCCCAGGCCAGCCCCCATGAGGGTTGTGCCGGGTCAGGGCCACATCATGTCCGTCCCGCCTGTGGCGGGCAGGCGGCAGGCGCCGTACAGGCCTGGCTTGCTGCACCACGGCCCGAACAGCCATAGTACGCGGCGTAGTGTGCTGCCTGCGGGCATGCGTGGCTCCCGCAACATCCTCCCGCCACGCGTGCAACCCCGGACACAGGCCCGGCCCGCCTTCATCAGTCCGGCTCCCATGGTCCGTGCCCGCACGCCCGGCAGCGCGGATCAGGCCATGGCCGGTGCGCCCATCGTACAGGTTACCATTCCCGTAACACTGGACCAGCATAATGTGGGGCAGGCTTTTGCCCGCATAGAAACCAGCCGCGCCCTTATCGAGCATCGCGCCACCGGCACCGCGCCCGATGGCATACAGCATGTGCAGCTACCCGGCCGCTCCGTGGGTATATGAACACTGAACGCAAATGCTCCGTGCCGCCTGCATGGTGGCCCCGGAAGGTCGGCATGCGCCCCTTCCGGGGCATGGCGCGACAGAGGCACAGCCCCTTCTGCCACGGCATGTTGTCCTGCGCGCCCGGTATCTGTCCTGAGTGGAAAAATACATGTCCCTGACCCTTATGAACGCCGAGACTGCCATTGGCGCGATCGGACGGCTATGGGCTTCGGCCCCTGTTACCATCGGCAGCCTGACCCTGACGGGGATGGAGGTGCCCCGGCTTATCCGTGATGGGGGCACCCAGCAGGTGGCCGTGCATCGCCTGCCCGGTGGTGGCAGGGTGATCGATGCCGTGGGCAATGACCCCGACCGGCTGGAACTGACCGGCACGTTTGTCGGCCCTACCGCCATTGAACGCGCGCGCGTGCTCAAGCAGATGCGGATTGCGGGCGTGCCTGTGCCGTTCAGCGGGGCGGGCTTGTCGCTTATGGTCCGCATCGTGCAGTATTCCTATGATTACGCGCAGAAAGGCGTAGTCATTCCCTACCGGCTGGTGCTCGAACAACCGCCCCAGGCCGCGACTGGCACGAATGTGGTATCCGGCCTTTCGGCGCTTGTGGGTGCTGATACGGGTTCCGCCCTGTCTGGCCTTACGGATGCGCTTGCCAATGTCTCGACCATTGCGGGCAACATGACCGGCCAGCTTGGTACCATCATCGGGCAGGTCACCCCCATTGCCGATATGGCTGGGGCGGGTGGCGTTCTGTCCGGGGTGGAGGACAATCTGGGCATGGTGGGCGGCCTGTCTGGCGCAGGCGTCAACCTGGCCTCGGTGCCCGATAGCGCTGCCAGCGTGGTGTCGGGACTTGCGGCATCGGGCACGGGGCTGACCGGTGCCATCGGCCAGACGGGGGCCAATATGGAAGGGATCGCGCCCGATAATGCCACCAGCCTCGCGACCCTGACCCAGAACGCACAGCTACATAGTGCTACCCTCAACAGCGCGGGTCTGGTCAACCGCGCCTATGCCAACACGCTGCTGGCTACGGGCGGCGTGCAGGATGGCCCGATTGCCAATAACTGAGCAGGAGGTAACAGACCCATGGCGCTTACCATAAAGGTTACGGCAGCGGATGGCACGCTGTACCATGTCGCGGCCCGGCAGTTGAATGATGCCACCGCGTGGTGGCGGATCGCGCAGCTCAACGGCATGACAGACCCTGACCTGTCCACTTTCACCACGCCCGTGACACTTGTGCTGCCTGCCATCGATACCGCGCTTGATAGCGGCGTGCCCGGGGTTACGGCATGAGTGGCAGCCTTTCTCTCACCACCGCAGGCCAGGCCATCTGGCGCACGCCGCGCGCGCGGCTGCTGGTCAATGGCACCGAACGGGCGGAAACCGGGATTGAGCAGTTCACCCTGACCCGTACCCGCTACAGCCGGGCCGACACACTTGAAATGACACTGGCGCTGGACCGTGCCGCCATGCCCGCCACCGGATTATGGTTTGACCTCCCGCTCCCTTCAGATGGCAGCGCCCTGACTGAACTGGGCATAACGCTACAGATGCGTGACGCGGCAGATGGGGGTGCGCAATGGGACACCGTATTTACAGGTATCATCGACCATGTCGCCCTCAGCCCGGCACAGACAACGGTTACCATCGCCTGCCGCGATTATCTGGCCAGGCTGCTGGACATGCGCATCTGCACCGACTGGATGAACATGACCGGGGCGGAAGTGATTACAGCCATGGCCACGGCTGCGGGGCTTACGCCACAGGTCAGCATGCCGCAGGCCATGACGGGTCAGTTCTGGCAGGTGGAGCACAAACGGGGCAGCGCAGCCAGCCACAGCCGGTTCCAGACGGCCTTTGACCTGGCCTGCACGCTCGCGACCGGAGCGGGCTGTGATCTGTACACGCAGGGCACCACTCTTGTCTGCGCGCCCTATCCCACGCCCACGCAAGCCAATACCCATCTGCTCGACTATGTCGATAACGGGCCGGAGCAACCTGTCAGGGCGGGCGCTTATGGCCTGAATTTCACGCGTGATTACCAGATTGGCCGGGGTGTCATCGTGCATGTCATGGCATGGGACAGCCGACAGCGCACGAAGGTTGACTATTACTGGTCGGCGGCGGGTGGCTCCACCACGCCACCCGCGCAGGGCGGCACGCTGCACAGCTTCAGCATGCCGGGCGTGCGACTGGACGAAGCAAGGCAGATGGCACGGTGCAAGTATGGGCAGATCATGGCCCATGCCCGCACCATTACCGGCGCCCTGCCGGGGCGTATCACGCTCCAGCCCCGTGACTTCATGCGGCTGACCGATACCGGCACGACATGGGACGGCACGCTGGACGTGGATGCCGTGAGCAGCCGTTTTTCATGGAATGGCGGCTTTTCGCAGCAGGTCACGCTGCGTAGCCGCAGCATGGCAGGAGAGAATGCTAATGACTGATACCCGCATGGTCGCCGCAGGTCTGGCGCATGCGCAGGCCCAGCCCGGCTTCGGGCTGGTCAGCGCGGTGGATCCGGTCAATCACGCTGTCAAGGTTATGCTCCAGCCCGCCGGGGTGGAAAGTGGCTGGGTGCCCTGCGGCGCGTTACAGGCAGGCAGCCTGCGTATGGCTTGCCTGCCCGATATCGGCACGCATGTCGTGACCATCCCGGTCGAGGGTGATGCCGAACACATGATCATGGCCAGCCCGGTATTTGATGCCGTTATCATGCCCCCCACATCCCAGGCCACCGGCAAACCGGCCCAGCCCGGCGAAATGCTGATCGTGGCGGGCTGCCCCACGCCGCCCGCCAATGGCGCAACTGCGCAGGGCGAGGCCACGCAGAACGCGCCGTGGTGGCACATCACAAAGGACATGATCTACAGCGGGGCAGGGGACACTACCGAAACGCTGACCGCCACCGGCAAGGCATGGAAAGTTGGGTCAGTCGGCATGACGCTCGACGCCAACGGCCTTGCCGTTACCGGCGGCCCGATCACAACCGACGGGGATATGACCGCGCAGGGCACCGTGACCGGCAAGACGGACGTGCTCACGGCCGGCATCTCCGGCAAAGGCCACACCCATAGCGGCGTGCAGCCGGGCAGCGGATCGACGGGGGCACCGCAATGAGCGAAACAGTTATTCCTATGCGCAGGGCGGAAGCGCCTTACAAGCAGCATATGCTCGACATGCTGGATGGTATCCGTGCCGAGGTGGAGAATGGATCCATCATCAACCTGATGGCTCTGGCCATTCATCCTGACCGGGAGTTCATCAATTACAGCGCTGGTGAAATGAACGCAGTGGAAACGGTTGGCATGCTGGAGCGGCACAAGATGTCTCTCCTGCTGAAAATGTCATGAGCGCGCTATCGCACACCATGGGCGGCGACCTCGACCTGTCGGGCACCGGCAGCGTGGCCGTGGTGGCCAGTGCCGACCAGACAAGGCAGGCGCTCCTGCGCAGGCTGTGCACCAATGCAGGCGCCTATATCTGGCAGCCTGATTATGGCGCGGGCCTGCCAGCAAGGGTAGGCAGCGTGATGGACGAGGCAGGCGTGCGCGCCCTGGTGCTCGAGCAGATACAGCAGGAGAGCGGGGTGGACCAGACCCAGCCGATCACGGTCACGATCAGCAACCCGAGGGTGGAGGCCTATCTGCTGGCCATTGCCTACACCGATGCTGACACCGGCACGGTGCAGGAACTGACACTGAGCACATGACGGGCGCCCCGCGGGGCGCCTTTTTTATTGGAGGTCCGTCTTGGCCCTAACCTTCCAGTCCTTCAGGACCACGCTGGGCAACATGGTGGCAAGCGCACAGGGCGCATGCCCGTCGCTGCTTGACCTCAATGTCGGCTCTCCCGGTCGCGCCATGCTCGAGGCCGTGGCGGGGCTGGGGCTGTGGTTCCAGTTCATCGCACTCCAGATCCTCTCACTCACCCGTCTCGCCACCTCGATCGGCACGGATGCCGATAGCTTCGTGCAGGATTTCGGGCTGACCCGCCTGCCGGGCACGGCTGCGACCGGCACGGTCACCTTTACCTCGTTCTCGCCCGCCAGCCAGTCGGCCACGGTCGCGGTAGGGGCAACGGTGCGCACGGCGTCCAGCCTCGTGTTCACCGTGGTGCAGGACGAGACGAACGCTGCCTGGTCCACCAGCGCCGGAGCTTACGTCCGGCCTGCGGGCACGGCGTCGATCACGGTGCCGGTGGAATGCGCCTCGACGGGGGTCACCGGCAACGTTGCGGCGGGGGCCATCTGCCTGCTGGGCACGGCCATATCGGGCATCGACACGGTCACCAATGCCTCAGCATTGACCAATGGCAGCGATGGCGAGACGGATGCGGCCCTGCGCACGCGGTTTGTGTCCTACATCAACAGCCGCTCCAAGGCGACGGTCTCGGCCATCGAGAACGCGGTGACCGATGTTTCCGCCGACCTGATCTATCAGGTGCTCGAGAACGTGGACACGTCCGGCGCCTTCCTGCCCGGCAACGTGGTGGTGTTTGTCGATGATGGCTCGGGCGATGTGTCCGATAGCGTGATCGATGCGGTCTATGCGGCGGTGGATGATGTGCGGCCTGCCGCCGTGTCCATTCAGGTCGTGCGGCCCAACGTGGTGCGGCCGCCTGTAACCATGACGGTAACCGTGAGCAATACCGGCGACCTCACCACCGTGCAGGCGACCATCAGCACCAATATCGCAACCTACCTCAACAGCCTCGCCATCGGGGCCTCGGCCAGTTACTCGCGCCTGATCCAGATCGCCTATGCCGCCAGCACATCGGTCACCAACGTGACCGATGTAACGCTTTCAGGCGGAACGGTGGACCTTCCCGCAACCACCGGCACGGCCTATCGGGCAGGGACGGTGACCTTTGGCTGATGTGACACAGAACGGCTTCGCGCTGCGCATCCGTGCCCTGCTGCCCACGGGCTGGTTCCCGGCAGCACCCGGCACGGGCGAGAGCGAACAGGCCCCGGTGCTCAACGCGCTTTTGCAGGGTTTTGGTAGCGTGTTTGCATGGGTGTGGGGCCTGCTGGACAGCACCAGAGACCAGACCCGGCTTGCCACCATGACCGGCGCGTTCCTTGACATGTTCGCCGCCGACTTCTTCGGCACTACGCTGACCCGCGCCACGGGCGAGAGCGACGACGCCTTCCGCACCCGCATCGAGGAAGCCCTGTTCCCCTCGCTCGGCACCCGGCCCGACGTGGTGAACGTGATTGCCGATGAAGTGGGCACCGCAGGCCGCGTGATCGAGCCGCGCAATGCCAGCGACTGCAAGGGGCTGGGCACGCTTTCCAGCCCGGCCATCGGCGGTGGCTACGGCTATGGCGTGGCGGCCCTGCGCTATGGCTCGCGCGGCGTGCCTTTCCAACTTTTTGCCCAGTTGCCGACCGGCGACACCAACCCGCCCGCAACCCAGACCCTGACCCGCATCGCCGCTGTCATGCCCGCAGGCACGATCGCATGGGTGCAGGACGTGGAGACCCTTGACTGATGGACAGACAGATCGTCTACCCCGCGCAGATCCCGCTTGATAGCGACCTGCTCAACGCCCAGCGCAATGCTTTGGTGGGCCTCGGCCACCTTGCGGGCATGGCTTATGGCGACAATACCGTGGCCGCCGGTGGCTTTGCCTGCACGCCGGGCGCGGGGCTTGCGGTGACCATCGCGCCCGGCTCGCTGCTGGCTGCGGGCGTTGTGGATGCGACAGCCTATGGCACGCTGGCCGCCAATGGCAGCGTGCTGGTGCGCCAGTATATCAGCCGTGACCCGGTCACGCTGACTGTTGCAGGGGCAAGGGCCACATACACGGTCTATGCCACGCCCGCCACGGTCGATGCCGATGCCACCGTGCTGCCCTTCTACAATGCTGCCGACCCGTCCGTGACCTATGCTGGCGCTGACAATAGCGGCAAGACCGCGCCCACGGTGCGGCAGGACGTAGCGCAGTTGGGCATTGCAGCGACCGTGCCCGAGGGTGCGTATCCGCTATGGACCATCACGGTACCAGCAGCGGCCACGGCCATTACGGCGGACATGATTGCGCAGGCCGAAGGCGCGCCGTTTTACGAGACCATTCCCGAACTCCAGGCCGATCTGGCCGGACGCCTGAAACTGGTCGATACCGAGGGCCAGACCGTAACCGGTCCCGTCATATTCGAAGGCGAGACCGAAGTCCCCGATACCGAAGATTTCACCGGAAAGGACGCCCTGAACGCGGAGACGGCAGAGGGGCGCTATGTGCGCTCCGTCCCGGCAGCGGGTTCCACCAACACCCGCATCGTGGATGTGCAGGAGGATGCGAGCGGTAATCTGATCGCCACGATGCCGGACGGCACAACAGAAAGCTATGCCCCGTTCAGTTACGGAGAGATTGCGGCATCCGGGGTCATTAAAGGGGGGTTTTGGACAAAGACGGGGAACGTCTTAAAGCAGAAGTTTCTTGTTTCGCAGAATGCAAGTCAGCAGTCGCAGACCATAGCGTTCCCTTTTGCATATTCCTCTGCGCCAATGGCTCAAGTGACAGCACAGATTTCATATCCGGGTTCGGCGGTTAGCGCGTGGGCAAATATTCAGGAGGGATACCCGACTGCGACAGCCATACAGGTTTTTTACCGATCCAATGCTGGTCAGAGTGACTATGACGCGGTTGGTCTTTTGTGGATTGAAGTTGAAGGGATACTATCATGACAGATTGGAAAACGACTTATACAAGCCGATACTACGCGTTTTATGATACTGAAGCTATGCAGCCCGCCCCCATTACCGGATGGATTGATATCAATCTGTTTCAGTCCCAGCCTGCGTGGCTGCCCGCAGCGTCGGCCCTTCTGCCCCTGACGGAAGAACAATGGGCTGCACGGTCACCGTCCGGGCAGGCCGTGCAGGGCGCAAATCTCGTGGCCTATTCCGCATTGATGGCGCAGGCACAGGCCACCTATGCTTCGGCCGAGGCATCGGTTTCTGCGGCCTATACGGCGAAAAATGTGGCTGTTCCCGCCGATGTGGCCGCCTATCTCGAGGCGTTGCTGGCCATCGCCAACGGCAGCGATACCACCAGCACGGCACTCCCTGCGGCTCCGGCAGACCTCAACGGGTCAACAGCCAGCGCGGCCACCACGACGACAGGAGCAACGACATGATCCCTCGCGGCATCCGCAACAACAACCCCGGCAACCTGAATTATGCGCACCAACCCGGCGCGCATCTGGAAACTGGCGTGCCCGAGCCGCGATTTGCAGCCTTTCCGACCCTGGCAGACGGCATCCGCGCCCTGCGCGACCAACTTGTGCGCTATGGCGAGCGCGGCCTTGATACGATCGCCAAGATCATCGAGACCTACGCGCCTGCCAGCGAGAACGCCACCGGCGCTTACATTGCCAGCCTGTGCCGCCAGATGGGCGTGCAGTCTGATACCATGCTGGACCTGCACGATCCGGCGACCATGACACGCCTGATCTACGGAATTGCCGCGATCGAGAACGGTCCCGGCCATCTCGGCCTGGCGCAGATCGAACAGACGCTCGGCGCAACGCCCGCCACAACCTGAGTCGCTCGCACAACCCGCACCTGACACGCCGCCTATCCGGGCGGTTTTTTTATGAGAAAATGAATGAGCGAAACCACATCCCTGACGCAGGGTGCCCCGGTGGCAACCATGCGCTGCGCCACGGTGGAGGATCTTGCCCGTGTGCGTGAGCGGCTGGCCAAGGTCGAGGGTGGCCACGACAACCTGCGCGATGGGCTGAATACCCTGTCCGTGCAGTTCTCCGATATGCGGCGCGACCTGACAAAATCAGTGGCCGACACGGCCGACCAGACCCGGCGCGAGATCATGGAGCGCGTGGACGACATGACCGACACGGCCACCGAGCGCAATAACGAGATATCGGGCAGGCTGGCCCGCATCGAGGGCGGCCTCAAGCTGACATCGTGGGTAACCATGACCTTCATCGTGCTGGCCACCGGCCTGCTCGGCTGGGGGCAGATTGGCGATGCAGCGTGGTCATTCTGCAAGCGCGCCTTTGGTTACGGACCATGACGACCGCGCCGCCCGGCCTGCTGGCTGACCTGAAGGCGCGTGTTATCGCGCCCACGCTCGCCTTCATCGGCCTCGGCGGTCCTGCTGCCGTCAACCTGCTGGCGGGCATCGCGCTGGTAGAAACCGGCTGCCGCGCCCTGGTGCAGGATGGCGGCCCGGCGCTGGGCCTGTAGCAGATGGAGCCGTTCACTCATGATGACATCTGGGCGACATTCCTGCCCGCACCGCGCCTGTCGGCCTCCGCGCCCGGCTGTTCGCCCTGCAGGCAGGATGGCCCGTGGGGGCGGACCGCGCCGCGCAACTGATCGGCAACCTGCCCTATGCCTGCGCCATGGCCCGGCTGAAATGCCACCGCGCACCCGACCCATTGCCAGCCACTGATGATGCCGCCGGGCAATGCCGGTTCTGGAAAGCCAATTACAACACCGCGCTTGGAGCAGGGCACACCGACCCGGCGCATATCGCCCTGTTCGCGCAAGCCATCGAGGCATGA